GAAGGATGTGGAGGTCTTATGTGGGATGCTTGGGGCGGAAGTGCAGGAGTTAACTGGGCAATATCTAAACTCAAAGAAATAGATGGCAAATAAGAAGCAGACTGCGGTTGTCAAGTTTGAGAAACCGAAAGTCACAAGACCTGGCGTTCACGCCAAAACTAAGACTTCTCAATTGAAGTCAAGTAAGAACTACAAGAAACTATATAAAGGTCAAGGATGAGAGATTGGGAACTAAGTGTTGGATTGTACGCAGGTATATTGTTCGGAGTTAGAACATATAAGTACGAAGATGGCAAATATACTGATCACGTTCTATACATCCCATTCATTGAGCTTTGCTTAACAATATTTGACGATGGCAACGATATATAACTCAGCATACAAAGTACACGTTCAAGAGACCACAGAGGCCGAAAAGAACAATGTAAATATTGAACAAGGTGCTATGCAGGTAACCGATGAAGCCCTTTATATGGGCTTCAACGGAGAGAATGTAAAGATATATCCTCAAAGTGCTACTGGACAAGGTTTGGGCTGGACGAGATATGATGATGATCTGTGGACGTCAAGCAACAAGGTTCCTTTATTGCAAGATACTGAAATTGTATTGCCAAACAATGCTGCAACTGCGTATAGAAGCAAAACTGGTATAGATTATTACAATTCTACTTCGTTAAAAGTGTTGGCTGATAATCTCAACGATACTTATATGATGACCGTTGTATTTAAGTATTCTGCACCTAATGCAAATCAAACTTATTTAGAGATACATTTTGAAGGTGGTAACGGAACACCATACGATAGAATAAGAGACACTATTACATTCCCAAAAGGAAACGATGCTACTCACGATTACCATCAAGTATTCCAATACTATGCTGATTCAAGTTTTGTGGCCAATGGTTCTCAATGGAGAATAACCGCTAAAGGCGGTACTGCACAAATTTGGGATATTATTTACTTTATACAAAAAACTCAAAGTTATGCCTAATAAGACACTAAGCAAAACAAGTCCAAAGACGTCTCAAAGAGGATGTCTTTGTGCTGATGGTAAATATTCAAGTAAATGTTGCGACGGAACACTACAAGCGCAAGGAGTTGGAGCGCTTGTCGGACAAGGTCAAAGCAATGTTGTTAACCAATAAATAAAAATATGGCAAAGAAAAAAGAAGTGGCTGAAAAGCCAATAGAAAAACCAATTATCGAAAAAGTAGAGGTAAAAGAAGAGAAGTTAGCGCCAGGAGTCCGCGTTATTGTAAGCAATAATGGCTGAAAATACAACAACAAGACAATCTGTCGGTTATCTCTATAGTTTTTAAGTAATTAACAAACATAAATATGAACGCAAAAGAAATCGTTGACAAATTCAAGAAGATTTTGCTTTCTGACGTTGAAGAGTTAGATGTTCAACAAGAGGAAGTAAAATTGGAAGAAGTTGCTGAAGATTTGGCTGAAGCCCCAATGGTAGAAGACGAAATGGCCCCTGAGGACGTTATCGAGGATGTTGTTGAGGAAGAAGACAAATATGCAACTAAAGAAGACCTTGCTAAAGAAATCGCTGCTTTAAAAGCAATGATTGAGCAGATCTCCAGCGCTATGAGTGCTGAAGAAAGTATTGACGCTCCTGCTGAGTTAGAGGAGTTATCTAAAGAAGAATTATCATCTCAAGAGGAAGTTGCTCCGCTTACACACAGCCCTGAGGCTGAGGTGGAAGCTAAACAATTCAACCTTTATTCACAAAGAAGAGAGATGACAACTTTTGACCGAGTATTATCTAAAATCGCAAACAAATAAAATAAACAAAAATGGCTACTACAACTTCAATCACTACTACTTACGCTGGTGAATTTGCAGGCAAGTATATCGCTGCTGCACTTTTATCTGCTTCTACCATTGAGAATGGTGGAATCGAAGTAAAACCAAACATCAAGTACAAAGAAGTAATCAAGAAGGTTGCAACTAACGACCTATTGAAAAACGCTACTTGTGACTTTGACGCTACTTCAACTATCACTTTAACTGAAAGAATCCTTCAACCAGAAGAGTTCCAAGTTAACTTGCAATTGTGCAAAAAAGACTTCAGATCTGACTGGGAAGCTATCCAAATGGGAATCTCTGCATTCGACCAATTGCCTCCTTCTTTCGCTGACTTCTTGATTGCTCACGTTGCTGCTAAAGTTGCTCAAGCTACTGAAATCTCTATCTGGAGAGGCGCTAACGCTACTGCCGGTCAATTTGATGGTCTTGTTACTTTGATGACTGCTGATTCAGACGTTATCGATGTAGTTGGAACTTCTGTTACTGCTGCTAACGTAATCGCTGAAATGGGTAAAGTAGTTGATGCTATCCCTGCTGAATTGTACGGAAAAGAAGACCTTTACTTGTACGTTTCTCAAAATGTAGCTCGTGCTTATGTACGCGCTCTTGGTGGATTCGGTGCTTCTGGTCTTGGTGCTAATGGTACTAACGCTCAAGGTACTCAATGGTGGAACAACGGTTCTTTGTCTTTCGATGGTGTTAAAATCTTCGTTGCAAACGGACTTGCTGACAACTATATGGTAGCTGCTGAGAAATCTAACTTGTTCTTCGGTACTGGTCTTCTTTCTGACCACAACGAAGTTAAGGTTATCGATATGGCTGACTTGGATGGTTCTCAGAATGTACGCGTAATAATGCGTCTAACTTCTGGTGTACAATACGGAATCGGCGCTGATTGTGTACTTTACACTCCTGCATAGTCTATATAATTAAATAATCAAAAGGGGTAGGTAAGCCGAAAGCCTGCCTGCCCCTTTTTAATTAACCTTAAAACAAAAAATAATTATGGCCTGCGATAACTTAACACTTGGTAGAATTGAGCCTTGTAAAGATAGCGTTGGTGGCATCAAAAATATCTACTTCGTAAACTATGGTGATTTGACTCCTGTTTACGATGCTACGGATACTGATGTTATTGACTCTGTTGGCTCTTCAGTTTCTGCTTACAAATATGAAGTAAGAAGCACCGCTTCTACATTCACACAAAACATTCAATCCAGCCGTGATGCTGGTACTACCGCTTTCGAGCAAGTTCTTGAGATTACTCTTAAGAAACTCAGCATCGATGACCACAAAGAATTGAAATTGTTGTCTTATTCAAGACCTCACGTTGTAGTTGAGGACAACAATGGAAACTTATTCTTGGCAGGTCTTGAGTATGGTATGGATGTTACCGGAGGTACTATTGTAACTGGTGGTGCTATGGCTGACTTGAGTGGATATACCTTGTCTTTGACAGGTATGGAGAAAGTTCCTGCTAACTTCTTAGGAGGCGATATGGCAACTGTTGGTTTCTCTGTAGTTTCAGGTAGCTAATACTCTTGCACATATTAAACACAAAGGGCCTTTCGAGGCCCTTTTGTATTTAAAACAAAAAACAACATATGCAGTTATCATATTATGATAAGGCTATTACCTATTACAACAGCACAGACAATTACGATTATCCCAAGAGATTATTCTTCTATTACGGGTGTTGATATGATAATTGTGGAGGATGGTACTTGGGAGACAGAGCAGGTTACAGATATTGATGGTGTATTGAACGCAAACGGAAACTTTGTAGTGTTTCAACCAACATTTAGCATCCTTAAGAATGAAAACATATATACTCTCACGCTAACTGATAGCGATGGAGGATTATTATACCGAGATAAAATATATTGCTCGGATCAAACCAATGATGAGGTGATTCACACTTTGAATGATGGCTTATATGAGCAGTTTGAAGGAGACACCGACAACAAATACATAGTATTGGAGTAGTATGGAAGATAATATAACAAAAAAGTTAGGTTCTACGAGGATTGTAAACCTATCCAGCTATCAAACGCCACAGGCGAAGGAGGTACACAACAAAGATTGGGTGCTTTACGATGATGGAGAAGGTCACGATTATTTCCAAGGACTTATTGATGCCTACTTAGGTAGTCCTACTAACGCTCGTTGCGTTAATGGTATTTCCGATATGATTTACGGAAGAGGGCTTGAGGCTACAGATAGCGACATCAAACCTGAGATGTACGCTAAAATGAAGATGCTTCTTAAGCCAAAAGAGATTAAGCGAGTATCTTCTGATTATAAAATGCTTGGCCAAGCTGCTGTGCAGGTCATCTACAACAAGCCTAAAACGGCTATTGTAAAGGTTCTACACTTCCCAATGGAAACATTAAGAGCGGAAAAGGCTAAGGATGGTAAGATTATGGCTTACTACTACCACCCAAAGTGGAATGAGTTAAAGCCTTCTGATAATCCTAAGAGAATACCAACTTTTGGCAACGGAAGCAAGAGTGAGCAGATTGAACTTTACATCTTCAAGCCCTACAGAGCAGGTTTTTACTACTATGCTCCTGTAGACTACAATGCTTGCTTGCAATATTGCAACCTTGAAGAGGAAGTATCTAACTACCACATCAACAATATAAAGAATGGCCTTCAGCCATCACTTTTAATCAACTTCAATAACGGGATTCCAGACGAGGAGACTCAGCAGTTGATTGAGAATAAGATTTACTCTAAGTTTGGCGGTACTTCACAGGCAGGTAAATTTATCTTGACCTTTAACGAGTCTGCTGAGACTAAGGCTGATTTAGAGCCAATACATTTGCCTGATGCGCACGCACAATATCAATTCTTGTCAGATGAGGCAAGAGAAAAGATTATGCTTGGTCACGGTATTGTGTCTCCAATCCTTTTGGGGATTAAAGACAATACAGGATTTGGGAACAACGCAGAAGAATTGCGCACGGCGTCTATCTTGATGGACAATGTGGTCATCAGACCATTCCAACAAGCGCTTATTGATGGTTTCGAGGAGATTCTTAACTTCAATGGCGTTTATTTGAACCTATACTTTGTAACACTACAGCCTATCGAGTTTACTGAACTTGACAACATCTCTACTAAGATTAAGAGAGAAGAAGAAACAGGTGAGAAGCTATCCTCTCAAAAAGAGGAGGCTTCTTGCGCTATGGACTTCTCAGACGAAGAAGGAGATAACTTATTTGCTCAATTAGAGGAGTTGGGTGAGGTGATCAGCGATGAGTGGGAGATTATCCACAGAGAATTAGTTACCGATGAGAATGAGGAGTTTGATTTAACTCAGTTAGCCGTTTCAGAAAGCGATGCGAAGCCAAATAAGGAGTCTTCTCAGGATAACGCAGGGTACAAGGTCAGATACGCTTATTCTCCCGTTAGAAAGAGCGATAAGAGCCGTAAGTTCTGCAAGCAAATGGAAGCGCTAAGTGAAAAAGACATTGTATTCCGCAAGGAGGATATTTCAATGATGTCTTTCAGAGGAATCAACAAAGAATTGGGTCACAAGCAGCAGAATTACTCACTCTTTAAATATAAAGGGGGTAAGAACTGCCACCACCTGTGGGAAAGACTTGTTTACAAGAAGAAAGTTGGCAAGAACACCATCGTTGACGCCTCACAGGCGGAAAGA